TGACTATTCAGCAACATCTGTTGCTCAAGCGTAAACACACCCCCATTCGGTAACGGGGCGGGTACACCGAATTGAGCAGAAATTAAACCGCCTAAATAGCCGTGGATAGCCATGCTAGATCCTAATTACGAGTTGATCTCTTCCCAGCTTGCAGTAACCACAAGGTCACTCGCCGTTCCAGCAATCGCACCGATGGACTGGTTCTCAAGCAGGTAAAAAGATGTGGTCTTGTCCGTCACAATCAGCGTGGAATCTGCCGGAACCGAAATGGTTGAGGCGATTGCATACGCCGTTCCACTGCCCGCCGTAGCGTTTGAGTAGATATTGATTGTGATATCAGCCGCAGATGTTCCATCCACGTTAGCCACGACAATCGAGTTGATCTTGTAGACCTTCCCGCTCGATGCGGCGTTACTAACCATTGATGTAACGCTTGTGGTTGTAAGGGACGTCTGAGACGAGTTACCGTAGATCGTCGTGACGTTGACTATATTCGGGTTTGCCATTTTTTAACTCCTAGAAGCCAAAGATCATCGCCATAGCGATGGATTTACCTGTTGTAATGCCACCACTTGGGGTTGCCCAAGAGAGGGTTCCTGTGCCGTTTGTTTGTAAGACCTGACCGCTTGAGCCATCAGCACTAGGCAAGGTCCACGTGACGTTTGACGCAATTGTTGATGCGCCCTGAAAAGCGACCCAGTTAGAAGAATCTGAGTCTGAAAACCTAACGTCTCCTTGGGCGTTTAAAGTTACGTTTCCATTAACTGTGAGACCTGTAGTATATGTACCAACAATTTGATAGTCAGTTCCGTTAAATGCCACCAAACCTGAAGTGCCAACCGGGAAAGTTACACCAGTTTGACCAGTAGCTTTAAAAGTTAAAGTGTAAGTTGAATCTGCATTAATAATTCTGTATGCGCGCCCTACAGCAGAACCAGTGTTACCTACAGTAATTGTTGAGTTGGCAGCTAATGAAGAAACCCTAAAACCAGCGTATTGAGCACTAGTTGAAGTTATATTACTTGCTGAAGAGGTGCCTTCTGTTGTTTCAATTGTTAATGCGCCAGCGGTAAAATCTGAACTTGTCAGACTTGTCATACCAGCAATAGCAATATCTAAATATTGAGTAAGACCGTTATTGGTGATGTCTCCCCAAACACCGGGTTCTGTTCCCGTTGTAATAACCGGAAGATCTAGAAGAGTTGTACGGGTAATCGTCATTTAATACTCCTATGCCGCAACTGCGACCCAATTTGGGGTTTGGACATCATTTATATCACTCCACCCCGGTGTTTGTCCATCATTAATCGGCGTCCAATTTGGATTGTTAATTGTCACCGTTCCACCCACTAAAGCTAACTGGCCCCTTGGAGGAGTGATAACCCTAGACTGCGTTGCACTAGGCGCTACTCCAACAAGACTTAATGCACCTGTAGACGGGAATCTAACCTGTCCACGTAATACAGTTGGCGCTACACCAGTCGCAGTTACCAAGCCAACGTCAGGAGTAATACGAACATCCTGAACTATTGTTGGTTCGTTAGCAGCTATTGTGACCGCACCAACAACCGGGAACACATCAATATTTCTAAAGACAGTTACCGGATATCCAATAACATCAATACTTCCAGTTGCTGGAGTAACTACAACTCCAGATACAATGGTTGGCGCAATTCCTGCAAACACCGCAGAACCAACATCTGGTGTAATTACCGTTCCACCAACAACAACACTTGGTGCGGAACCAACTAAAACCGCACCCCCGGATGGAGTTACTACTTCCTCTCGCACAAGCGATGGGGCATGTCCAGTTACGGTTACTGCCCCAACACCCGGTATTGCTACATGCTCTCTAATAATTGTTGGTGCTACACCTGTTATTGATACCGAACCAACCGATGCGGTGATAAAGAAGTCATTCCTAACTTCTGGTGCTATGCCTTGGGTGACAACCGCACCGGTTTGGGTTTCAATAATTGTTCCAGATACAACAACGGATGGAGCCGATCCAACAAGCACTACACCGCCATTTGGCGTAACAATCGTATCTAACAACGTTGTTGGCGCTAGGCCAACAATATTTACTGCGCCTGCATCTGGTGTAACAAATTTTTCTTGCGATACGACTGGTGCTACACCTTGTACTGCTACTGCTCCTGTAGCCGGGGTAATTACCGTTCCATTTACAACATTTGGGGTATATAAACCTCCCCAAGTTAATTCACCCCAACCCCCTATACCCCACCCTTGACCGATGCCAATGGCTCCAGAACTAGGTGTTATGGAGTTGTCAGAAACACCTTCACCCCACGCACCCTCGCCCCACGGGCCTATGCCCCAACCAGATGACAACGGCATAACCTATCCTTTTAGGTCAAAGTAAATACGCCAGTTGCCGCAGGAAGGATTGTCAGTGTGTTAGGCGAAGTTACCGTAAACTGTGAGGACGACAATTGGCACCAGCAAAGCAAACGCCCTGCGCCAGCGCCAGTTGAATTACGGATCACAGCGTATTTCACGTTGGTCAGCGAAGCGCCAGAAGCCGTAAAAGTCAAACCCACAGTTGAATAAGTAAACTTATATTGTTTTGCCGAAGCACCAACCGTCCACTGCCCCGTTGCCGGAACAAGGTTTTTACCGCCAGTTGCATAACCACCAGTGGCGGAAATTTCACCAGTTAATTCTGAATATGCACTCAGAGTAAAGGTTGATGCGTTACTAGCAGAAGTTGCTAGAACCATTTTAAAAACGCCAGCACCCAAAGTAATCGTACCATTACCGATGTACTTTTTAGCCTCGTTATACAGTTGCCACGCAGATGCAGCCATCTTAAAGCTCCTTTAAATCAGCGCAAGATGCGCCAGTTTCCAAAATGTGCCGGAGTAACCCGCCACGGACATCTAACTCAATCTCGTCACCCATCATCTTGATTAAGTCGATGAACTCTTGTGCCTGTGACACCATCCAAGGATGGCATTCAAAAATCTTACCACCAATACTTACTGGAATCACAGGTTGACCATCATTTTCCTTCTGTTCATAAGCATGGTGTTTTTCTCCAGTTAGGCAAGAATCGCATCCAAAAATATGAAACCGTTTAAATCCCAACATCCTAAATAATGGGATTGTTCGTAACAGAACAGTAGAACCACCCGGGATTGGGTACCAACGATCATACTGTGCCGCTAAAATCTCGTTAATAAGATCCGCGCTGGTATGCCAAATGTAAGTCTGCTCTTTAGGTAATTTGGCAAAAACACTAGGATCACATTGCGATGCAATAAAATACTTGCACTCAGGGATCACTGGATCAACAAACCGATTATTAAACTCACGGGCATCTACCATAACCATCGCTGAAGGCTTGATTCCGTGATCAACGCAAAACTTGTAGGCGTTATTGATAGCAATTAACTTAACACCATCCTCACGTAGTTTACGTATTTCTTCAATGTTTTCAGCCAAAGATGGCGCACCACCCACAATCATTACCTCTACATCATTAGTAGCGTGGGGTTGAACCTGTTGAAAGCCTAGTTTGACGTTATAGGCTACGTTCTCTTTTATTTTTTCTTCCGCAGTATTAAGAACCCCACGGTCAACAAAAGTGTCACCAGACATCCATGCCGTAACATAAAAATAAGCGTATCGGCCATTCTTATCTGACCAATGAATGACGCAGTTACGGTCATTAAACTTCTTAAGCCACCACTCGTACGGATGTACACTGAGATGTAAGCGATGTCCAACTAGATCGCCCATTTCATCTTCTTGAGTGTCAATTTGGAAAAACACATGTTGGCAAGCATCCAGACAATTATCTAATACCCGATCAACATGATGGGGCCGGATATGCTCCATAACGTCAGTGCAAAATCCGTAGGCTGCTTTATTTGGTAACGGCTGCGAAAGATCATGCTCTAAGAAACGTAAAGCATGCTTCTGTGTCTCTAACATTGGAACAATGTCGGCATCTAAACAGTTGGGGGCAAAGTCCACCATCGTGACATCTAGCCCACCAAAGAAAGCAAGATTCAAGCCACCTCGGCCTGTGCCACATCCAAGATCAATAACAGAAGAGCCACGCCGTGGTTTGGCTTGAGCTAAGAAATCAAATACCGCTTTTTCACCCGGAGCAAACGTTCTGTACTCCGGCTTTTCCCACATCATCTTATAGAGATCTTTTTCTAGTGGGCGATTACTAGATACCGTAACTACCGGAGCCTTTCCAATAATGCCTGTCAATGCTGTACTCATCTTTTCTCCTTAATTTAATCGTATGAGTGCTGAACTAGCAGTGTTTGGGGGAAACTCAACCGTAAAGGTTATGTTTGACGTTTTGTCTGAACCAAAGTCCAGAACGCAAATTGCCGTACCTCCTTGTTTATAAATCAACGCCCCACGGGCTGTTATGGATGCAGTCCAAGACGTATTTGCAAAATTTACAAAGGCTTCGCCATTTGTACTTAAAGTGACTGTTGGGGTTAGTGTGTTACCACCCGCTGTGTAACCTGTTGCTGTAACTTCACCCGTTGTTGTGTACGCTGTAGTAGAAGCATTTAGTGTTGCAGTGTTGTTATACAAAGCAATCTTAATGGTGTCTACCAAGAAGTCCACATCGCCTTTAAACAATGCTTCTTTAAACGAATTGCAGGTAAAGTTTCCTTGGAAGGCCATTATTTCACCGGATACCTTACCTGAACCGTACGATACATATCCTGACGATCTTTACCATCGCCAAGCTGTTTAGCCATAATGAAGGCTTCGTTGTACCGATCTGTGTAATTTTTAATAACGTCTGCTTCAGATTTCATGAACGACGCAGCTTCAAGCAACGATCCATACAACAAAAGCGTATCGAAGTTATTGCCTAACCAAGACGTACCTGCTGTTGTAATAGACGTTGGATAATAGAAATAGTGCAACTCCATACTGTAACTAAGGTCAGGAGTCGGCCCTAAGATAAACGTGTTGTCATCAAAAATAGCGTAATGCGTTGGGGGACCTTTTACTGAAGGATAGGGAAACGCTTCCCTAATAAACTCCACATCCTTATTAAGTAAAAAGTCCTGACTACCGTCGGCGTTAATCCTAGCCAATGAGTATGTAGCCAACCAATCAGGCGGTGCTGCTAAATACTTATTGTCTGCCGTACATGATCCGGTCACGTTTTTACGAAGTGCAGGGAACTGAATAGAGTTAAATATCCGCTGCTCAGCCTGCTGTACAAACCGTTCGATCTGTTCAGACGACGTAAGACCGCCCGCCCCCACGGCTTGTGGGAAGTCGTTCTCAGAGTACGCCTTGATTGAGGCGGTTAACTGCGTGTAGTTCATCCCATCTTTCCGCTAATTTTGCGACCTTTAGTCGCAGCACCATAACCACGCATAACACCTGTACCGTATGGGTTTACAGGGGCGTAATTACCTTTGGTAACCATACCAACGCCAAGATTTATAGACTCCATCTCTTCAGCACCGCTTTTATAGCGCGAATAGGTAGAAGCGTTTGTTGATTTGCCAGTCATGGTATGGGGAGCCGCATACACCTCGGCTTGCCCCACTTCCTTGCCGCCAATCTTTTTAGAAAATTTAGCCATGTTAGATCCCCGCTTTAGGAACTTTGCGAACCGGACTCTTTTGATTAGCAACTTTTGCCAAGCCACGACCCAAAGTCTTCATCTCAAGATTGGTCTTGCCGCCAGCACGATAGCCTTTGCCATGCATACGCTTTTCGTGGGCTTTTACCTCTTTCTTAGCAACATCTTTCATTGTGTGTGATGCCATTTCTTACTCCTAAGTTGTAGCTACAGTTACAGTCCCGAGCGTTATGCCCAAAACCAAGTTATTAGGGGTTAACCCTGCATCATCTGCCCGACTACCACCAACGGGTGCAAAACCCCACTGGATGATTCTACTTCCACCTGATGGCAATCCAAAAGCATCTTCATCATCATTTGGGATCGTTAATGTCTCGGTTTGAATCCCTGTCAGGCCAGCTTGCAAGTAAGAGTTGTCCCTTCTTGGGTTCTCTAGTGCCTGCGGGTCGTACACCGGATACATCCCCAACTGCAACTGCGGCTGGTCTGGCTCCCAACAAGTAGGGCAGACGAGCAGGTTTATATTCTTGGTCTTTATGACCAATTTTTTCAACTCTTTCAGTTTGTACCGAAACCCGCATCTGTCGCATTCCGCTATCGCCCTTTTGCCAGAAGCAAACTTTGGACCAGACATCGTTCACCTCAATAAAAATACTGCCTTGGAGTCAACCGCAACGCAGCCTTCTCCCGGTCTTCACTTGAGCCTAAAGCCCACTGTTCTTCGTAAGACGCCTTTAGCATTTCAATCCTAGCCTCTGCCCCGGGGATCTTCATAGACAGGTAATAAGCCAGTCCAGCCGCCATACAGGGCAACATACGAAACGGAATATCTTCTGTATTTACACCATTACCAGCGTCTTGAATCCTACGTAGCCGCCAGTAAGCGAAGGTGTAAAAGTTAGACTGATCCGGCGAAGGCCATACACAAATATTAGGAAGGTTGCGTACTGATACGGCTGTGCCTCCTGCGTGGAAAGCAGCGGTGCTGTTATCTACCCCACGTACACAGTTTTGAAGTACCTTACCGGATATTTGGTTGTATCCAATAGTTTCATTATCAACTTTAATAAACCCAACATAGTTAAGCCCAACCACAGAACTAAGAGTAATTGTGGTTGCATCTATCGCCACCGATCCATCTAATGTAATTGAAGTGGTATTTGTATCCCCACTTTGGCGATCAATCCAAACTTGAATTGGGCGTCCCTGAGCGTTTTTATTAGGAATAGTAGAGTAAGTACTGCTAGAAATTCGGTTGATATTAATGTCAGTTTGGTCAATACCCGTCTGGGTACGCACCACCATATCCATCAAATCAATTGTGTCAGTGGGCAAGGCATAGCAAATCTGCGCCTGAACCAATGGGATAACACCCTGCTCAATGGTCCACAGATTAATACCCCGGTTAGCCCACTCAATAGTTAAAAGGTTTAAAGACCGGCGCGCAGTACGCATGTCATAGCCAGAGCGTAGCTCTTGCCCGCAACGCTCAAAAGCCTCTTCAACTAGACTATTTAGGTCTAGATTAAAAGCAACGGAACCACTAGTTGCCATTATCGGTACCCCGCAGTTTTCTTAGCCACGTTTTTGGGTTGAGCCACGAACTGTTTTCCTGCGGCTTTTCCTGCTCGTTTGGCACGAGTGGTTGCGGCGTACTCTTGCGGCGAGAGCGCTTTGATGGCGGCGGAAGGGAGATATCTTTCCCCTGTAGCCTTCGATCCTTGCGTAGAAGGTTTGCCACTCTTAGTTCTCCACTTTTGGGCGGTCCATGCCTTCAGGCTTTGTTGCGGCTTTCTTAAATTCAAAATATCGCTCCCGTTGCCTGATTTTTCTAAAGTCTTCCGCAGTACTAATTAACCAATCAAAAACATTTCCATCCGTCTGGCGATCAAAAACAGGGAACTTAATCCTTGTATCCGCCTCCGGCTTTTTTATACTTTGCTGCCAGTAGCTGAGCTTTGCGGGCGCTCCATTGTCCCGGAGCACCACCTTTTCCACCAGCCTTAATACTTTCAAAGAGACTTTTCCGCATGCCGGGTTTGGTGTAGTTGCCTGCTTCATTTACTTTAGACTCCCCACCTTTAGAAAACATAGTGACATCTTGCGGTGCATCTTTTCGCTTGATGGTCTTTGCTTTTGGCATCTTAGAGGGCCGGATAGCCCCCATACCCCGGCTAGGTCTCATTTAGCAGGCTCCGCCCTTACGCATTTTGATTTGTTTAGCTCTGGTTTTGCCCTTTTTAGCAATACCGTCGGCTTGCTTATGCCCAGCAGCTAGACCACCGCCAGCCATTTTCTTCATGCCAGCCTCAGCCATCTCGTGCTTAATCATGGACTTAGGAGCACCTTTCTTTTTCATGAAAGACACTTCTTTCTTCATCATTGCTTTGGACTCTTTCATTTTGCTACCTTTCTTTAGATAATTTTTCCACGAGTTTTACCGCGCTGAGCTATACCGTCAGCCCGTTTAGAAGCTGAAGATACTTTGCCACCACTTTTGTACGACTTAACTGAGCCACCTTTTTTCATACCACCACGTGGACGATCTGCAAATGTAGGACCAAGCCTTCCACGAGCTTCACGGGGTAACCCCGAAGCTGTTTTACCTTCCATAGCAGCATTTGCACCAAAGATTTTTGCATCATCTGCGGCTTCTTGAGCAGCGGTACGTTGATCTGCTCTGCGGGTAGAGGTTGTTGGTTTAGTAGTGATTGTTTTGATTGCAGGTTTATTTAAAACATCTTCGTATAACTCTCCAGTTTCTAAGTTACGACGAAAACCTGAATCTTCACCTAGCTCACTAAGAACTTTTTCACTTTGGGCCGCTACAGAAGCTGGTGTAGATGATGTTGCTGCATCAGTTTTAGTTTCACCCTTTTTGCCACGACTCATAGCCATTGCGGCTGCAGTCCCTAATGCTCCAAGTGCTGCTAAATCACGACCACGTAAACGTGCCATTTTACTTACCCCTTTTGAATAAGCCGGTCAATTTTTTCTTCAAGCCGGTTAAAACGTTGGTCAATGTGCTCAGTAATTTTTTCAACTTCTGCTTTAGTGACGTTATCACGGGCCACCTCCACTCTTGTTTGGTTAAGCAACGTCTCGACGTCGCCAAGTTTCTTAAACTTTTCGTGTGCCATATACGCTACCAAGGCAAGCACAACGCTTAAGCCGCCATTCCATAAAAGAACTGTGTTATCCATCAGCACTTCCACCGCTTTCTAGCCTGACGAATGCGGCTGTTTGGATCTTTAGCGGCTTCTGGAAACTTCTTCATTTGTCCAGCAGATCGAGCGCAAAATGACTTACGTCTTGCTGCATCTTTAGGGCCGGGGTTATCAGATGTAACCGCAGTTTTTAACTTTGATCCCGGATTAGCTCTACGATAAGCAGCCACACCCTGTTTGGTCATGCCAGCACCCTGCTTGGTCGGGCGAAAATTACCCGACTTCACAGAAGTTGCTATACCCATGCCTTTAGACTTAGCCATAGTAAACCGTAGCAGTGATGCTATTTTCTAAAAAAACACGCACGCCATTACGGGCAAGAATCCCTTCACCCGGAATAATGTTGTAAACATCGTTTGACGCTGAGACAGTACTAATTACCAACACATCGTTGTAGACTGTAGCAACTCCAGAAGCATCTCCAGTATTGGCTACTGTTACAGTAAAAGTGTTTGCGTTTGTTACCGTAGCAACTTGATAAAAATCGTCGGTGGGGTTTGTACCGCCTGACCAATCAATAAACGCCCAATCCCCAACATTTAGCCCATGATTAGTAGCCGTAACTGTTGCTGTGGTAGTTGAACGTGTATACGTTCCGGCAATTGAAGAGTTGTCGTATAAACCAACAACGCCAGATGTGGTTGTTGCCACCCCAAAGAACACCGCTTTTACGCGAGTTCGGAATGGAATCATTAGGCCAGACGCGCTCGCATATTGCGATTTAACGTCAGTTTGCATTCCCATTATGGTTCTCCGTTATCGGTTCTGGATCTGGAAGCCCCAAGTCTGACAGCTTAATTGCATCAGGCTCAGGGGTCTCCATTCTCACTATTAAACTTTGCAACACATCAATTGCCGCTTGGGCAGCAACGGCCACATCATGTGCGTGGTCTCGTTGCCGTTCCATGTTTTTAATCTCTGTGAGCAAATATTCTTTAGTGATCTCCATTAGGGAGCGACGTTAGTGCACATAATGTAGTAGTTGGTCCCGTTGGACGCTACTGTCTTAATTGTGTGCGTAGAGTCTGCTGCAACCTGTGACACGAACATTGCCGCCGGGAGGTTAAACAGATTGCCAATTGTGCCTGTACCGCTATTCGTTACACGAATAAACGAAGCACTTGCGGGCAGAGTCGTAGTGTTAGTGATATCCGAATCCACTTGCAAAGAAGCAACTGTACCGCCGGTTGATACGCCAGCCGCACCGCCAAGAGTGACACGCAAAGCGTTTGCAGCACCAGAGATTGTTCCACCGGTATTAACCGACAGAGAGATATGTGCACCGTTTACGGTTCCGCCGGTAGCTGCACCAGCACCAGTAACGCGAGTAAACGCACGAAGAGTTTCGCCAGAGCCAGTGCTGGTGATATCCAGACGGCTATAGTTCAGGCGAGTGTCGCCGGTGGTAGCCGAAGAAGTTGCATAAAAACTGGAAATATTTTGGGCAGTCGTTACTGAAATGGGATCAGAAGAAGTACCGCCGATGAATCCGTTGTCCGATGCAACTGGACCGGAAAATTTTGTTTGGGCCATTATAAAACTCCTTTAAGGTTTTGATACTTTAATGCAAGACGCCTAACTGCGCTAGTGTCTGCGTTTAATTTCCTAGCCCTTTCAGCATAGGATAAATCAGAATTTTCCAGAATAAACCTCAACTTCTCAATAAATTTCGGGTCCGAGTGAAAGCGTGCCATTTGGGCTTTGGATAGGGTAGATCTGTACTCTGGACTTTTGTAATCAAAAGTAGTGGCTCTCCGGCCTAATCTGATCTTTTCCCTAATTTGTTCGTTATGCGTTTTTCCACGCATGGGGGCTTTTGCAAAATCCGCAATGTTGTATATCGTTTCCTCTTCAAACCATACTTCTTTCTTTAAGAAGGCTTCTTCTAGGCTGTCTAGCTCATTTAAATCTTTACATTCAACCTCTATGGAACCCAGAAAAGAAGCCGCTCCGTACTTGTTGAAAGCTTTTTGTAAGTGTGAGTTTGGATGCTTATTGCTACGCAATAACCTAAAGTGTTCTCGTATCCGTTTTTTAATACGCTGAGACTGCCCAACATAACATTGACCTGTCGCAGTGTTAACTATTTTGTAAATACCACATACGTCATGCTTGTATGGCATAAACAACTCCTTTTTACGTGGTTCTTGCCATTTCGTGATCAAAAAAAAGGGGAGCCGAAGCTCCCCTTTTTCTCTTAGGCCGCGCCGGGCGAACCGAAGATACCGCGCCAATCAGAGAAGCCGAAGCTGTAACGCTCACGCGC